GCATGCGACGACCTGTATGATATTTCGCGAATGGGGCAGATCCTCCAGCCTGAGATTACACCTGATTTAGAACGAAAAATATCGCTGAGCAATTCAGAGGCTTTGGCGAGTCTAAATAGAGAGTAAACCCTTATTTATTCCAAGATGCATCTAAAAACCATACAGGCATCGGCTATTAAATCGGTTTTCGAGGTCCTAAAGGACATCATCAACGATGTGAACGTATACTTTACACCAGCAGGTCTTCACATATTGACACTCGATACTGCACGCGTCACGCTTGTCCAGATGGCCCTCTCAGCCGAGAACTTTGAAGAGTATGACTGCCCGACACCCATCACTGCGGGACTCAACATGGCGAACGTCCATAAGCTCCTCAAGTCGGTCACCACAGCCGACACCCTCGCCATAAACGTGGAGGGCCGGGACGTCATGGAGATTGTCATAGAGAATCAGGTCAAGAAGTCACAGACCAATTTTAAATTGAAATTGCTCGACATCAACGAGGACATTCTCGAGTTTCCGGACATTCAGATGAATGTGGTAACGACCATCCCGTCGGTCGACTTTCAGCGCATCGTGCGGGACATGTCCAACCTCGGAAACGACATGAGTATTTGGCGCGAGGGTCTGAAGCTCGAGTTGAGTTGCCGAGGAGACTTTGCTGATCAGACGACGGTCATCGAGTACCCTGACGTCACGCCCTGTAACCGCACGGGTGGCGTCTTCAGCCTCAAGTACATTAGTCTGTACACAAAGGCTACTAATATGTGTTCGAGTGTCCAACTCATGCAAGACTCAATAAACGCTGATATGCCAATCGTATTTAGATATACAATTGCAAACTTAGGTGACTTGAAGTTCTTTCTGGCTCCTAAGATAGAAGAATAAATCAGATAATAATAAATGGAAGCCAGGTACGATTCTAAAATGCGTGAATGTAAAACCGAAGAAGAACTCGCCGAGTATTTGTTGTCTTGTATGCCCATCATAAGGGAATATCACGCGGAACGAGACGGTCAAAAAGTAAAGTCCAGGAATTCTCTAGGTCTCGATATCTCAATGACACAAGGGGTCCGGAGAAATGACATATATAAAAAATACCTCGCCGAAGTCGAAGGGGTCCATGAACATACAAGACAAGAACACTACATGAAGCCCTGTTCGAGTTGTGGCAGTACATATACCAAGTTTTTTGACGACGTCCTCAGTGAAGATATTTGTAAGGAATGTGGCTATAGCGAATTCGTCCAGGGGGAAGAGGTGGGATTCAAGGAGGAACAAGAGATGGAGAAGAACATAATCTACTCGTACAAGCGTGAGAATCACTTCAACGAGTGGATTAGCCAGTTCCAAGCCAAAGAGTCAACGAACGTACCCGAAGAACTTCTGAATCAGCTCAGAGTAGAATTTAAGAAGCAAAAGATAAAGGACCTGTCGGAGATTACACACGAAAAGGTCAGGGGCCTGCTCAAGAAACTCGATAAGAATAAGTATTACGAGCACGCGCCTTATATAGCCACGATGCTCAGTGGCATCCAACCACCGACAATGCCACAGTCCCTCGAGGATAAGCTCCGACTCATGTTTCACAAGATACAGGCACCATTTGAGAAACACAAACCTGGTAACCGGAAGAATTTTTTGAGTTACTCGTACGTCCTCTATAAGTTTTGTGAGTTACTCGGTGCGGATGAATATCTCCCGTGTTTTCCCCTTCGCAAGTCAAAAGAGAAACTCTATATACAAGATGCAATTTGGAAGAAAATATGTGAAGAGCTCCAGTGGGAATTCATCAAGACAATCTAACAGTCGATGATTTCCAGTGGTGTCTCAGGATCCTTTTTTGGGACGGTGATCAATTCTAATTCAAAATTGCCGACCCTGTCAGGGAAATTAATCAGGTACCCACGCGTGAGTCCAAGGAGGGTCAAGTAATTTCGGGTCTGAATTCGATAAGTCTCATTGAGCTTACTTACCGACTTGAGTTCCAATACTACATCTCGTTCGATGATCAGATCTGCCCGGACATTCCCTACGTTCTGACCCATATAGAATACCGGGACGATCCGCTCAGTCTCGTATGGGATGCGCATATCACGAAGGGCCACCTCGAACGCACGGTGATAGACCGACTCTGAATATCCAGGTCCTAGTGAAGACCATATATTATCGGCCACGGACCTTAACATCTCATCCATTAGTATGTTATGGCTTGGTCACTTTATCACGACATGGTTATATTTTGGTCGAATGTCCGTGGTAGATTTCATATGGGCAATTGCACCTGATTTACCGATGGCCATTTTATTATCACCCGGTGGGGTCTTTGTTGAACAAAGTACCCCCTGGTCGGTCATAAGAAACTGGCGTGGATACTCGTGGTTTTATAAAGTACCACATTCCCTGTGGTGCCTAATTTTGATTCAAAATTCAAGATCCAGGGGCATATACTTTTTCCATATCGTGATGGACATCTTCAGTCATACGGGTCAGTGGTCCATAGAGCCATTCTTCCCGGTGGGGCCACCGGTCCATGGCATATGGGACCCTATCGGGTGGAGCTAAAATGCTAACCGAAGCATCGTCGCCCCCGCGTTGACCAGCGTATTTTTGCGGTTATTGTAAACTCCCCGCACACGCAACTCCTCTTTTACAAAGTATGCGATGTTTTGGACACCGAAATACTTCAGGCTCGACACGAGCCACGCAAGCATGGTAATAAGGGCCTTTCTGACATTTTCAGCGTTTCTTGCGGTATTTCCACGGAATCTAGAAGCCCATGAGTTTCTGTATTTGTTGAAGCCGTTAATGAAGTTGGAAGATGTGCCACCCGTGCGGTACGCAATTGCGAACGCACTGCTCGCGACGGCCAAGTTGGCTACATTTGGAGTGAGGCGGCCGGTCTGAAACTTGCGGTAAATTACCGCAGCTATAGACGAAGCTCCGGCTTCTATGGCTTTTGTGTGTCCCGCGAATATCGTGTTGACTATATTCACAAAAGCTCGGAAGATACTCAGGAGTCCCGAACGGACCTTGACCGCATTCTGAGGCGTCATGGTCGCCATGACATTGTCCTGAACATACATGACTAAAACTATGGTCACCAGAAGTGCTACAATACGACGCACCTGTCCTTCCCGTAGTTTTGGCCGGTTGGCTTGGTTCCGTCGCTGGACAGACCGATTGTATTGAACAACGTTCGAGTTCATTTATAGGTGCTAATATTTAAAACCATCTCTTGTCTCTACGGGCCCGTGCGCTCGCGAGTGCTTTGACGACCTGCATGTCTTGAGCCGTTAGGCCCGTCGTGTTTATGTTTTTGTTCCAGTTGTAGTTTACGTAACTCATGAGTTGGCCGTTTCTGTTTCTATATCTACTGTTAAATATACCGTTGGCCGCAGTACTCGTATTTATACGCAACTTGTTACCAAGGCCTCCATTTACCGCATTGAACCACTTCTTGGCGTTCTTGAGTTCTGGGTACCGGTTGAAAAACTGTGCTCTATTTGGGGAACCCAGTTTGTTATTACTCTTCATATTGGCAATTGTTCGCTTTTTGTATAGTTCTGCAGCGGAGTGTGTCGCTGATGACGCGTATGCTCCGAGTTGTGTCTTGATGCTGTTCGGCAGGGCGTTATATGTTGAATAGAGTGCTATAGGATAGGTTGTAGCACCCGGGTAGTAATAAGCTGAAGCGGCTGCCGCACCAGCCGTACCCACCTTCTTCAAACCACCAATAACTTTAGCAGTTCGAGGATACCCGTAAGATTCGGCAACACCGGCTGCCTCGTTAGCCGCCAACTTTGCAGCCGTAGTTCGAGGGGCGGTGTAAAGACCATACGCAGAGGAACCAAAAGATGCCGTGTTTAATCCTAACCTTCCTTCATTAGAAAGAGCCCATCGTATAAGTGTAGCTTGATCAGGGCCCACCACCTTATTCAAGAAACCTGAATCTATCCAGACTTTCTTCCAGTTTTGTGCTAGACCATTTTTTATTCCTATTTTGGCATCGGCCATTTTACTCGGACCAGTTGAAGGTATCATCCAAAACTTGACTATAAGTTGAGCCAGGTTCTTACCAATTTTCTCACCAAGTTGCTTCTTTTGCACAGCGGTGATACGTGTATTTTTTAAAATACTATACAACGCTTTTTCTATCTCTTCTATCTGTTTCTTACTATTAGAATTAGTAAGACCCAACCCATACACTATCTGGTTTGCTACTAAACCTGGTAAAATAACTTCAGGTTCTCGTACAGCGGCAACCGCGGTTCTCGTGCCGCCCACCATTTTACCAATATTTGGTAACTGTAATTCATATCTAAGTTTACCAGCTTGACTTCCGTATTTACCCACCAGGCCTGCCGCGGCTCTACCGGCCCCTACACCGGCACCAACCATGCTTCTCAAAAAGCCACCAGGTTTGCGCTTGTTGACAGGCGGCGCTGGCGGCTGAGATTGACGCTGCCGTGCCTCGAGTGCGTTTAGGGCATTCAAAGATGGCCGAAGTCGTCTTCTGTTTACAGAATATTCCCTTACGTCACCAACTTTGAGTTTACCGCCACTTGGCCCGGGTATATTCCTTTTTGCACGAGCCGCGGCCAATAACCTCTCCAGATTTGCGTTCGACACAGCCGCGAGACCTTCTTCTCTTGTCGGCATTCTACTATTTCACAAGAAAATTACAGGCTGGTCTTGAAAGACCCCGAGTATTTCCGGCGGACCCACATGGCATCCTGCTTGTAGATACGGGACGCGCGGGGCAGGGTCCGCTTGGTCAGGGTGCTGATGGCCACGAGGCGGCGCATGACGGCCAGGGGCTTTTCACCCTTGCTGATGCCCAGGGACAGGGCCTTGTGGCGGTCCTTGGTGGCCTCCACCGGGTGGTAGTGGTACTTGGTGAGCATGCCACCCTTGAGGGCGCCGATAACCTTGGAACCATTGCCGACAGCGCCGACATCTGGAATGGGCCGAGCGGCGACGCGGGTCATGCCCGCCTTGCGGACATACGAAAAACTCGGGCGGCTCTTGGTTGCCCGGACCTTTATCACCTTGCGTGACCGACGCTGGACATAACCAGTCCGGAGGATGGAACGCATTTCTAATTTAGAAAGAAAATTGCTGAGAGAAGCCTGTGACAAACATCCGTAACTTCGTTTCACTGGACGACCCAAAGTCATAGACATTCTCTTCATGTGAATCCATGCTAAGGGTCGGCACGGCATATTCGTGTCGCAACTTCATACTCAAGTAGACCACATTGAGCGCGTAAGTCAGAATGTCCTTGACCTTTATGATCCGGGTCCACCCGAGCCGCATAGCGAAAACGCCCTCTTTACCGATAAAAGGGCCAGAAGGGGTCGTCTCTGCCGCTCCGCCGTCAATGTAATTCCACTCTCCTATTTGCAGACTCGAAAACAGGAATGGAATTGCTATCGTGGCGCAGACGGCGTCAAGCACGCTCATGTCCGGGGCTGTGTCGACGCTGAAGTAGGTCGTCTTCATGAGATCCACACAGTACCCGCTGATATGAAGCTTGATTGGCCACAAGTCGTAAAGTTCCTTGAAGGTCACGTCCGATTTTGTAGTAAAATTGAAACAAAACTCCGAGAGTACGTCACGTATCTTG